ACTTTTATGCCTTTCAAGGCTTTTATATAACCTTTTGTGTTTAGGTGGGCTGTTTTTTTCTCTGTATGGTGGGTCTACAATTGCCAGATCAAAATGGTTGTCTTCATAATTTTTTATTACATTCATACAATCGTCATTTATTAACTCAATCATTAAAACAACCTTTCTTGTTTAGGTATTGCAATTTCAGGTTTTTTGTATAATCTTACTTCAGAATCTGCATCTATGGTCATTACCCTAACACCACCTTTGATTCTTAAACCTTGCACCTCAGTTCCTATACCTTTATCTATTAATGGCTTCCAATTCCTATAATTTCTAAAATTTGGACAAAGGTCAGTTTTTGCCCACCTGCCATCTTCTAGCTTCAAATCTATCCTTTGAAATGTGTAGCCACCATTATAAGATTGTTTTGGGTTGTGAATTTTAGTTATTTTGCCTATCATTTAAACTCCTTTTTAAATTAACAGTTTAAAACCAATTGTTTTTTGATCTCTTTTTGAATTTTGCCCATCTTTCTTTATTGTAGGCTTTCATGCAATCAGAGCAGTAACTTTGATTCTTTGATATGCCATCGGTTCTGCGATAAAACTCACTTAATGTTTTATCTTTTTTACACCTAGCACATAATTTAGATTCCATATTTACTACCAAATAAATTTCTAACTTTTATTTTATATCTCTCAGAAACTTTTGCTTTTCCTTTAAGCCAATTGTAGCACAATGTGTGTGAACAATTAAGTTTTTTAGATAACCAAACTGCATTTCTGTCTAATAACTTGTTTTCGTAAGTCATATATTCTCCTAAAATGGTATTTCTTTGTCTGCTGTTGTTTCATTGCTCGGATATGTTTTTGATGTGTCTGATTCTTGATTATAAAAATCTACAGCTATTCTTCCAAGTTCTTCTCTAAAACTTTTAGAACAAAAAACCGTATCATACCAATCTCCGTCTTTTTGTTGGCTAGGCACAGATACAAAAAGTCCATTTATACCTTCCATAATTTTGAAACCTTTAATACATATCCATTGGTCATTGTGTAAGTCCAATTTAAGATCAAAAAATGCTCTTAATTTGCCTTTTGTGTATAATTTAAAATTAACTATTTTCATTTTTTTTCCTTTTTATTTTATTTTATTTGTTTTCCTTGAAACTTATCAACTATATAATCGTATAATGGGTGTTGATTTGGGTCTTTTGTTTTTTTAACTACTTTTTGTGCAGCTAAATCCCATTTTGTTTGTTCTTTTGGTTCCAAATCAATTGTTTGTTCTTTTGGGGTTTGTGCTGATCTGGTTTTTTGTTTTTTTGGTTCCAACCTCATATATCCTGACCACACACAATAATAACAATCTGGACAGCCCACTTTCTCGCAATATTCTAATTGTGCATAAGGGTCTGCCTTTCCGTTTGTATCTACATGCTCTTTAAATGTTGAAGGTTGATAACCATATCCGTC